AAGTTACGAAGACCTTGCTCCTCAGTAACGTAGTACTCCTCATGCTTCACAAAGTTGTAGTGCCAACCAGCGACTTGATCTAGGTCTTTATCAATGGAGACAATCCATCCACCCGTTGAAGTAGCCTCGATAGCCACTGCATCGTCAGCTTCCTGTCCCTCAACCAGTTCCGCACCGAGGCGTTGGAGATGGGTACGGATAGCATCGTAATGCACTGGCCTCTTAGCGTCCTTCCTGTTACCTTTGTAAGGCTCAGTGACTGCAATCTCATTCCTGAAATTACCACGACCTGTAATGTACGCTTTGTAGTCATCGCACTTCAAGTCATCGTAGACAATCTCATTGACGAGCTGAGTCACACGAGCCAAACAGATAGCCTCATCAACATCCTCAGATGCAAACCCAACACGATAGGTTATGATGTCTGCGTCGATGATGGCTAACTTAGGCTTATCAGAGAGCGTCGTCATCGTCTTCAGTAACAGGCTCAGGCGTGTATGTCACTACCTCAGTCACCATTAACTTCTTGATAGAAGGAGAGTTACCAAACTTAGCTGACATACGATGCGTATACGCTGTAAGCATTGCTACACACTTAGAGCCATTACCAAGGGTTTTAACATCGACTTCTTTTAGATTGTCGTCAATAGGTTTAAACAAATGAAGGCTCTTAGCGACAATGAAATTACCCATTGACTCTTTCTGTTTCACACGAATACCTAAACTTGTAAGTTTCGTTGCATCGTCGTCGGAAATATTACCAATGGTGCATTCGTAACGATTGTTGTCCTCGTTAAATGCTTTGTTAAATTCACCCATCCACTTGCTCCAGTAAAGAGTTCCGCTGATCTTTACGATTTTTAAATCTGACATTTCAATTCCTTTGAAAGTTTGTACTATCACTGTAAATAACTTCCCTCTTTACGAGAGAGGCTTTCCGCTTCGCCCTCAATGTAGTCAAGGGCTGCTGAGAGCACCAAGTATACATCAAGGAGATCCAGATCTTCTGAATGCAGGATCATAAATGAATTTTCACCTATGTTCAGCATGATCTGAGATTTCAGTTTATCGTTCTTATCGATCAATGGGTCATTCTCCAATTTAAGCCAATCTTGTATTCCCCATCGAGAGGGCATCGTAGATTATACGCTAACCCTGCATCGATGATAGCTTGTACGCCAGCCTTACCTACTAAGTCAGCTATGTCTTCCCTACACTCAATCTGGAATTCATCGTGGACATTCGCTACGAACTTAGCATCCCATCCGTTAGCCTTAATTGTATCCGATAAGATACATAGAGCCTTCTTCATCACTATCGCACCTGCGCCTTGAAGTAAGCTATTGACTGCCGCATGTTCAGAGCGAACCCATATCTTGCGACCATCAAGCCCCGGTACATAGCCCTCGGACGCATATAGGGATACTTTATTACGTAGACGCTGGAGCGCGGGAGTCCCTTTAAGAAAGGCATCGATAAGCCTTTGACCAGCGGCACTACTACCACCGACAATCGAGCCAATCTTCGATGGGCCAGCCCCGTAGAGGAAGGCGTAGATGAACGTCTTCGCTTGATCCCTAGTTTGTAGCCCTGCGGCCTTCTGATTAACCGTGTGGACATCCGTACCATCTTTAGACGATCCCTCACAGACTGTTCTGACATAATCTTTATCCTTCATGTAATGAGCCAACATACGTAGCTCTAGGCCACTAGCGTCACATCCAACTAGGACGTTACCTTCCTCAACCGTCCAGCACTGACGACATTCAGGGCCATAAGGTGAGCCTGAGTTAGGAATCTGTGCCATGTTAGGCTTCATGTGAGTCATACGGCCTGTTACAGCTCCATTGGTGATGACTCTACCGTGAACCCTTCCGTCCTTACCTACGACTTCTAACCAAGATTCAATCTGAGCGATACGCTTCCCTAACATCATGTACTCAGCAATCAACTGAGCAATGGGATACTTCAAAGACATCAACACAGATTCATCTACGATAGCTTGCCCTTGAGGGTAGTTTTCAGTAGGCTCGGTGAACTTCTTAGGTTTCCATCCGAGGCCAATGAGCTTCTCAGCTATTTGTTGTCTACTCGCTGGATTGAATACCACCACTTCAGGCTTGAGAACCTTCCCTGTCTTTTCAGAGATGCGCTCAACCTCATACGGTGGATAGAGAGCTTGCATGTTGTCATTGATGGCACTCATCTTTCCCTTGAGTTCAGATAGTAGGCAAGTAGCGTGAATGGTGTCTAGTTTGAATCCGTTCTTCTCTTGCTTGTTGATTATGGAAGCAACTTGATGTTCCAATCCCACACTTTCTTGAGAGAAGCCTTTATCTTCAATGCAAGTTTCAAGATGAGTAAATAGAGTCCGTAGAACGCTAACATCGCGTAGGCAATAATACTCAAGAAGAACATCAATAGGCGCATCAAAGCATTCCCCATTATATTCTTCCCGTCTGTTCATCATCCACTGCCACGTTGCTTTGTAGTCCAGCTTTGCTACCCCTAGAGTCTTGCCCCAAGCGTCCAAGCTGTGACCGTTCTCTCTCGTTGGCTCTAGTAGCCTTGACACTACGAGTGTGTCGTATGCTTGCCTCAGTCCAATCTTGGTCTTCCATAGCTTGTTTAAGATCGGAAAGTCGAAGGATATTCCGTTGTGAGCTGCGATCAACGTAGCGTCCTTTAAGTAGTCCCAAAGTCCTGTTGGATTGTTCCATTTACGTACCTCCTGCGTGTCAATGTCTTGTGTGATGCACAGATGAATCACATCATGTGCCATGTTAGTCTCAATGTCGAGAGCGATGCGTTTCATTTTAGATTTATGAAGAGTCCGATTTGTGCAAAAGAGTATCCGATCCACATGATACCAGCACCCATGTCACCCTTGAGCCACTGTAGCACGCCTACGACAGAGTAGCCGATGCCGATAGTACCTACGATAATCATCTCGATCATAGCTGCTCCAATGTAACTTCAATCATGCGTCCAGTATTCATGTCGTACTTCAATGCACACGCAGGGCCTGTTAAGCCGTTGTAGCGATTCTTAGCGACTGCTACCTTGGTCGTGTGACGTATCTCAGGGTCTTGACTCATGGAGTTACGCTCCAGAGTAATCACAGCATCGGACAACTGAGCGATAGCGCCTGAGCCTCGCAGCTGAGACAGAGACACAGCCTCTCCGTCCTCATGGCCTTTGTTCGATGTACTAGGTCGCTTCAAGTGCGATACACAGATCAGGGTAATACCAGTCTCTTGTACCAGTGTACGCAAGCGAGTCATCAAGACATCAATGCTCTTGCGCTCATCATTCCCATCCATACCAGAGACAACGAGAGAGATATGATCCAAGAAAACAACACGGCAATCACAAGCCTTGGACATATATCGTATGCGGTTAAGCACGTTGTCAATAGCAAGGGAGCCGAAATGATCAAAGAGGAACACACGATTAGTGCCCAGAGTAGCATCGAATGCCTCCTTCAATTCTCGTTCTGTGACTTGGGTATCGGGTAGGTGCAACTTTTTGTTTGCTTGCAGTGACATAATTGATCTGGCAGTCTTTCGCACTGACTCCTCCAGAAACATACCGCCGATGTTCCACTTGGTTGTTCTGAGTATCTGATACAGGATTTCTCTAAGGAACTGACTCTTTCCAAGGCCTGATCCAGCTGTGACTGTAATGAGTTCAGATGCTCGTAGACCATATAGAAGTTCGTTAAGGCCTTTGAACGGATAGAAGGCTTCAGCGACTGGCTCAGGTGCAGATACGCTGTCCCAAAGTGTTGAGGCTTGGATGATCCCATCTGGTACGTAACTCTCAGCTCTCCACCACTGGTTAACGTATTCAGCTCCTCGTCCGTTAATGAGGTAATCACAGGCATCTTTGCACTCCTTTAAATGTTTAACTATTTTAACCTTGTTCCCGAACAATTCAGCTACGTCCTTGGCTGCCTTCTGTCCCACCTCATCAGCGTCAAAACAGATCACGATAGTCTCGAAGCTATCTAGGTACTCATACTGAGCCTTGCAGTCTTTAACAGCCGCTGAA